GTTCTGATGTACGGACATTTGAGTATAACATTGTAGAGTTCAACAAAGGCGGCTATGTGGTAGATACCTATACAGAAACATACGTTTTCAATCCTGAACGTGATATTCCTATTCTTACTAATCATTGTGAGGAGTTTATCCGGTTCTTGGAAGAAAACAGAGCACTTATAACCGATACTAAAATCTTTGGAAATGGATGATATACGACTTGAAAAATGAATACCAAATACCCAAGTTTAAGGAGTATGTAAATAAACTGTTCAAGGAGCGGGCCGTTGTGGAAGTAAAAAAGAAGCTTCCTAACCGCACGCTTGCCCAAAACAGCTACTTGCATCTTCTTTTAGGGTATTTCGGTAGTGAATACGGTTGCAGCCTCGATGAAGCAAAAATTGATTTTTATAAGAGGACTTGCAACCGTGATTTGTTTGAGAGAAAGACGGTCAACAAGAAAGGTAAGGAAGTAACTTACTTAAGAAGTTCTGCCGAGCTGACAACAGGTGAAATGACTTTGAGTATTGACCGTTTTCGTAATTGGAGTGCCTCAGTGGCAGGTATCTATCTGCCGGCTGCAAATGAACATCAAATGCTGATATACGCCCAGCAGGAAATACAAAGAAATCAAGAATTTATTTAGTTATGATAGAAACAAGAAAAACAGAAATCCGGTATGTGACATCTGACCCAAAGAAGATGCTCAACATGTATCTTGCAAAACGTGTCCTCAAAACATGGGAGGAATCTTTCATTGATGAAGATACCGGTGAAACAGTAACGATTGAACGGAATGAAATTCTTTTCGACCGTGGTACGCTGATAGACCAAAACATTTTGGCGAAAATTCGTTTCAGCATGGAAGCTGACGGTATCAGGGAAGTGGAAGTCAGCAATCAGAACCGTTTGGCGTTCGAGAATGAAAATAATGTGTTATATCCGCATATTGCCCAAGCGGAAATAGGAGGTAAGAAAAGCAAGTTCCTGCTTTACGCAACAGGGTTGGAGAATGCTTGCCTTATCTTGAAAGACTATATCGAACTAAACTATTTGTTCGGATTCACTCTGACTATGGTAAAAGAGTTCGATTCCTGTGTAATTCTCACCGATACTTTGAAAGAACGCAAGGTGGACGACGCTTCGATAGCCTACCTCAAAGAAGAGATTACTACAGAAGAATATCTTGATAAGATGGATGAAGAGAATCAGGAAGATGAAGAATCCAAGCCTGACGAAAGGAAGTTCTACCAAATTGAGACGAAAATTACCTTCATGAATGGAGAAAATGAAGATGAAAGAGTTCAAACTTTTGTCGTGAACACTTTTAACGTTGATAGGGCGATGATGCTTATTACTCACTACCTCAAAAATAAAGAGGAAGAATGTGAGAAACAAGCCAAAGAAAATGGACATGAGTTTAGGAAGAGGGAAATCCATACAGCTATAGAATCGGCAAAACCTATTCCGGTAGGACGATTCATCCCGAAAGAATTTTCAATAGCCTATATAGAATAATAGCATATTGTTTTTTCATGGTATTAGTTTTAGAGTAGAAACAGCCCTGTTCCGTCCGTGAGGATATGTCGGGGCAAATGGGAAGAAAGGTAAGTAGCCATGATATGTATATGTGTTTCTAGGGTTCGATTCCCCGGCTTCCCACCAAATCAACAAATAATAAAAATTAAAACATTATGGATAGCATGGATTATATGGAATACTGGTATCACTCAATGGATTTTGGTAATGATATACCTGTAGATAGTGATGATTTTGACAACTATAACTTTGATTGATTATGAATATAGTAAAAAGTAAGAGTTTTAAGAATGGAACAGTGTATTGTTTACGTCTTGAAGACGGTATGCTTGTAGAGACGACTGATACGTTTCTTCCGTACTACACGAAAGATGCGATAGGAAGGAAACAAAACTTCCTTGACAATGATAACTTGGGAAGTCGTTCCGAACGCTGGATGATTGGCGTTTCGACAATGAGCGGATGTCCTGTAAGATGCAAGTTTTGTGCTACAGGTAATATGAAACGCTATCGCAACCTTACGGCTGATGAGATTGTCGGTCAGGTGGAATTTGCCATTGAGCAGGCTGGATTCGACCCTTGCGATGCCAATGAGTTCAAGATAAACTATACCCGTATGGGAGAACCATTCTTGAACATTGAAGCCGTAAAGGAAGCTATCGGGCGTATTTCTGAAATATATCCGAACACTCACCATTATGTTTCAACGATTGGAATCAAGGGGAGCGATTTTTCTTTCGTTAAAGGCAATGTGACGCTTCAAATCAGTCTGCATAGCTTTGATGAAGAGAAACGAAACTGGCTTATTCCTTATCCAAAGAAGATGAGTATAGGAGAACTTGGTCGGATTCGAACCGAAAGTAACCTGAAAACTACTATCAATCTTACGTTGGTGAATGAATCAGATTTTGATACGGAAAAACTGGAGAAATATTTTGATAAAGAGTACTTCTTTGTTAAGCTATCCCCAATAAATCCAAACAACATATCGGAGAAAAACAATCTCGGTAACGGAATTATCGAGGGAGTGAATTTAGTATAAACATTTTAATTTTCAGAGTTATGGAAAAGATTAAAGAACAACTTGAACAAATGGGTTACGATTACGCAGTAGCAATCGCAACAAAGTCTGAAATTGAAAACGGGGCCGCTTGTGGCCAGTTATCTATCATCGTTGAGACAGAGTGATAATAAATTTGATTCAATAGATTCATTTAATTCGGCAAGCTCGGTCTGTGAAGATATGGCTTGCTTACATGGCGGTGTGTTGCATAATGTGGAAATGGCAGCCACACCCGTAAGGGTTGCACTTTAGATGCCGGTTTGAGTCCGGTCGCTGCAACAAATAAATTATTCTAAATATGCCGTATTACATAAAAAGAAAAAAGGCAAAGAAGAAAGACAAGCCTTTGCCACTGTTTGACAAAGCTGGTATAACAGTAAAGAAGAAGCCGGATTTGAAGGCAAAACTTGATAAAGAGTTTTCCCTTTTCATCCGGCTTCGTGATTGTATGCCTAATGGGGTTTTTCGATGTATCAGTTGCGGGCAAATAAAGCCCTTTGAACAAGCTGATTGTGGCCACTATTTCAGTCGTACACATTTGGCGACCCGTTTTGATGAAAACAATTGTCATGCCGAATGCCGACACTGCAATAGATTCAAAGCCGACCATTTAGAAGGGTATCGGGTGAATCTGATTGATAAAATCGGACAACAGAAATTCGCTTTACTAAAAGTGAAAGCTGCTGGTACTACTAAAATGACTGATTTTGAGTACGAACAATTAATCAAGTATTACAAAACACTGAACAAGAAGTTACGAAAGGAGAAAGGTGTATGAGTTATATTTTGCGTGATTATCAACAACAAGCTTCTGATTCAGCCGTTACCTTCTTCAACAACAAGACGAAGAAAACAAACGCCATCATGGTGTTACCCACCGGTAGTGGAAAGAGCCTTATCATAGCTGACATAGCTTCAAGACTTGACGGTCATACATTGGTATTCCAGCCGAGCAAGGAAATTCTTGAACAGAACTTCAAGAAACTTTGTTCTTACGGGATTCTCGATTGTAGCATTTATTCCGCCTCCTTCAATTCAAAAGAGATAAGCCGGATAACATTCGCAACCATCGGTAGCGTGAAAAGCCATCCGGAACTTTTTGCCCACTTCAAGAATATCATCGTGGACGAGTGTCACCTTGTGAATCCGATAGAGGGAATGTACAAGGATTTCTTCGATGCTGTGAAGTGCAAGGTTCTTGGATTAACGGCAACGCCATATCGTTTGAGTTCCAGCCGTGACTTCGGCTCTATGCTAAAATTCATAACCCGGACAAAGCCCCATGTGTTTTCAGAGGTCATTTATCATGTACAGGTATCGACCTTGCTTGATATGGGCTATCTCTCAAAGGTGAACTACTATCCGATGAATCCTACCGGATGGAACGAACTCAATTTGAAGATAAACACTACCGGAGCCGACTATACCGATAAGTCAGTCCAAAAGGAATATGAACGGATAGACTTTTATAGTTACATCGTTCATATCGTCCAAAGGCTGATGAATCCGAAAGCAGGAGGCAAGAGGAAGGGTATTTTGGTATTTACCCGGTTTTTGAAAGAAGCGGAACGATTGACGATGTCCATACCCGGATGTGTCATTGTTTCCGGTGATACTCCAAAGAAGGAACGTGAAAGAATACTCGAAATGTTCAAGGTCGGGGAAATACCTGTAGTAGCCAATGTTGGTGTACTTACTACCGGCTTTGATTACCCAGAACTTGACACAGTTGTTATGGCCAGACCTACCATGTCGCTTGCGATGTATTACCAGATTGTAGGCCGTTGCATCCGTCCATACAAAGGAAAGACGGCGTGGTTTGTGGATTTATGCGGTAACATCAACCGTTTCGGTGAAGTTTCCGATTTGCATTTGAAAGATACTGGAAATGGCAAGTGGGCGGTATTCTCGAAAGGACGACAATTGACAAATGTAAGATTTTAGGATATGGCAAGGAAAAGTGACCGTCCGGTTATCAGACCGGACACCTGTTCGAAATGTTGTCACGGGACACCGGTTCCGGTAATGAAAGGCAATCCCAAAGTGGTTTATTGCAATTTTTTCAACAAACGTTTTGTTGCGGATAGCAAACGAAATTGTGATTATGCGATTTGATTATGGAATATTACATACCTATTAGCAGGCGACTATTTGAGCACCAATTGTGGTGCGAAGAGCGCATATATTCGAGGTTTGAAGCATGGCTTGATTTGATTCAGAGCGCACGATTTGAAGACACGAAACAACTTATCGGCAATAGGTTTATAGAGGTTAAGAGGGGCCAGATTCTTGCTTCATTGCGGTTTTTAGCTGGTCGTTGGCAGTGGTCTACAAAGAAGGTAAATTCATTCTTGGATCTACTGATACAGGACAAAATGATAATAAAGGAAACACCAAAGGAAACAGGACAAACCGTTATAACTATCTGTAATTACGATAAATACAATTCGCAAATCATACAAGAGGAAACGGAAAAGAAACAGCAAGGAAACACTAAGGAAACACCTCGGAAACAGCAAGGAAACAAAGTTAATAAAGATAAGAAAGAAAATAATATAGGAGATTCTGACGAATCTCTTGTATGTGGGACTTCGCAGCCCCACGCCGAACATATCGATTACTCCGAACTTGTCAAATTCTTCAATGAAGAAACAAAAGGTGTATTTGGTACGGTCAGGACTCCGCTTTCTGATAGCCGTAAAGGGATGATTAACGCACGTATAAAATCTTATGGCAAAAAGACGTTTGCCGACATGATTCATAGGGCATACCAAAGCGATTTCTTGAAAGGGCAGAACAAAAAAGGCTGGACAGCATCTTTCGATTGGCTTATCAAACCAACGAATTTTGAGAAAGTAATATCAGGTAATTATGACAACAAGAATAGCAGAAACTATCCGGCAATTCCAAACGGGGCAAAATCACGAGAGGAACAAACAGACCGTGAAATCCTCGAATATGCCGCAAAAGCTTTCGGAAAGGACACGGTTAGTAGTAAATAGATACGGGGACGGTGAAAGTTTCGCTAAAAAGTTCAATCCTTCATTACAGGTTGTGTGTGCTCAAAATGTGGAACGTTCGTTCAAGGGGAATGCGCCTTCATTGGCTTTGCTCGGAGAAACCTATCCAGATGAACAGGTGAATACTTGGATAATTGCTCAACTGATGGACTTGTACAAGTTTGCCGGTGTAAAAGAGAAGCCTACATTCCAACAGGTTTTGGAGCTTTCCGTGATGATACGTGTGGAATACTATTACCTGAAAGCTTCCGAATTGTTGCTTTTTTTCTTCAAGTTGAAAGCTGGCGAATATGGCACCTTTTACGGTGTTGTGGATCCTATGGTGATCATGTCTGCTCTAATTGAGTTCAAAGCATACAGAAAAAGGCAACTGGAGAAATACGACCGGGAAGAACAGGAAAGACAACGAGAAAAAAGATACGAGAAGCAAGACAAGAACTCCGTACCATTTCCGGATCATTTGGAGTTTCTGAAAAAGATTATGGAATCAGAATAATCAAGCTAAGAAAATGAAAACAGTAGAAAAGTTAAGAATAGCACCTATTGGCACCATTGTAAACTTCGCAGATCGGACACTGATAATAAAGCGTTTCCGAGCTATCGTAAAGGGTAAAATGGTAATTTGTCGCGGATGCGTTTTCCGTAGCAAGGGTGGTGCGAATAGTTGCAAGTATATGACGGCTTGTTTTGCCAAATATAGACCAGATAGTGAGAGTGTGGTGTTTGAGGAGGTGGATACAAAATTGAAATAATTAAAATTATCATGGAATATATAGAATTTCTAAGAAACAAGATGGCTATCAGTCATCAAACGGGGTTTTATATTAATTCGGAAGAAATTACCCCGACATTATACCCTCATGTAAAAGATACCGTTCGTTGGGCGGTTGCCGGTGGATGCCGTGCTATATTCTCCAGCTTCGGTATGCAAAAGACAGTCACCCAGCTGGAAATACTTCGGGTAATCTTGAACCATAAAGGAGGCAAGGGATTGATCATTTGCCCTAAGCGTGTGGTAGTCGAGTTCCTAACACAAGCGGAACAACACTTGCACATGAAAGTAACCTATGTCCGAACTATGGCAGATGTGATGATATGTCCTACCGACATCATGGTAACAAACTACGAACGTGTGCGTGATGGTGAGGATGGAGTGAGAATAGATCCGTCCTATTTTACTGCAACATCATTGGATGAAGCCAGCGTGTTGCGCGGATTCGGCACCAAGACCTATCAGGAGTTTCTACCGTTGTTCTCGGGTGTCCCTTACAGGTTTGTTGCTACGGCTACACCTTCGCCAAACAGATACAAGGAACTTATACATTATGCTGGTTATCTTGGTGTGATGGACACCGGACAGGCTCTTACTCGATTCTTTCAGCGAGACAGCACGAAAGCGAATAACTTGACACTTTATCCGCATAAGGAAAAAGAATTTTGGTTGTGGGTATCTACATGGGCGTTGTTCCTAACCAAGCCTTCCGACCTCGGTTATCCGGATACTGGCTATGAGTTGCCTGAACTCCGTGTACATGAAGAGATTGTGAATGTGGACAATTCTACGGCTGGAGCTGATCGTGACGGACAGGTGAAAATGTTTCGTGAGGCTGCTCTCGGACTTGCTGACGCGGCAAAAGAACGCCGAGATAACATGCAGGAAAAGATTGCCCGTGTGGTAGAGATAATCAATCGCCCGGAAAACAAGGACGACCATTTCCTTTTATGGCATGACTTGGAAGCTGAACGGCTGGAACTATGCAAAGCGATTCCAGGTTGTAAGGCTGTCTATGGTTCACAAGACGATGAAGAAGCCGACAAGGTAATATCCGACTTCAAAGATGGCCGGCTGAAATACCTTGCAGCTAAACCGGAGATGCTTGGTGAAGGTCTGAACTTCCAGTATCATTGTCATAAAGCAATCATGTTCATTGACTACCGCTTCAACGATAAGTTCCAAGCGATAGCCCGTATATACCGCTTTATGCAGCAGCATCCCGTTGATCTCTATCTGGTCTATGCCGAAAGCGAGGGTGAAATATTTAAGAGCTTCATGCAGAAATGGGCACAACACCGGGAAATGGTCGCAAATATGACTGAAATTGTCCGGCATAACGGTTTGTTCGGTTTGCAGGCCGAGGAAAAGATGATGCGCTGGATGTTCGCCAGTCGGGAAGAAAAATCCGGCAAGTTGTGGAAAGCAATCAATAACGATAATGTATTGGAATGTCAGAAGATGGAAAGTAACTCTGTAGATCTGATCGTAACCAGTATCCCGTTCTCAAATCATTACGAATACACGCCTACATACAATGACTTTGGGCACAATGAAGATAACGATAAGTTCTTTGAACAGATGGATTATCTTACACCAGAGTTAATGCGCATTTTGAAACCGGGTCGGTTGGCCTGCATCCATGTGAAAGATCGTGTTTTGTTCGGCAACGCCACGGGGGACGGTATGCCAACTATTGACCCGTTCAGCGAAATGACTGTATTTCATTACATGAAGCATGGCTTCCGATATATGGGACGCATTACGGTCGATACCGACGTGGTGAGGGAAAACAATCATACCTACCGTTTGGGCTATACCGAGATGTGCAAGGATGGTTCCAAGATGGGAATCGGATGCCCTGAATATGTATTGCTTTTTCGCAAGTTGCCTACCGATACCTCCCGCGCTTATGCCGACCAGCCTGTCACGAAGGACAAGAGCGAATACTCGCTGGCCCGTTGGCAGATCGATGCCCATGCAAGTTGGAAGTCTTCCGGCAATTCATTGTTGTCATACGAAGATATGAAAGGTGCTGGAATAGATAAGATTCGGCATTTGTTCCGTAACTACGAACGTGAACATATCTATAACTATGAGGAACATGTGTCTTTTGCGGAAGAGTTAGAAGCATACGGAAAACTTCCAAAAACATTTATGGCTGTCGACCCTGTAAGCAAGAAGGATTGGATATGGGATGATGTGGCCCGTATGAGAACGCTTAACACAAAGCAATCACAAAAGAAACGACAAAATCATATTTGTCCTCTTCAGTTAGATATCGTTGAAAGGCTGATTGAACGGTACTCGAACAAAGGAGAATTGGTATTTGACCCGTTCGGAGGTATCGGTACTGTCCCTTATTGTGCTATCAAGTTAGGTCGTAGGGGACTTTCAACAGAACTCAATTATGATTATTGGAAAGACGGGCTTTCTTATCTGCGGGAAGCGGAGAACGAAGTAAGTGCTCCTACATTGTTTGATTTAATGGCTATATGATTATGAAACAATACAATAATTGGGAAGAAATAGACAAAGACACAGACGGACTTGTTACTTCATTGACTTACATTGTCCTCTTCGTAAATGATCAAGTTTATAATTACGCACTTAATATTTACGATAGTTGCCGTAATACTCCATACTACAGGCGTGGAGTAAAGAAGAACATAAACGAATTGAAAAGATTCATGGAATCGTACAATACAAACATTTGCAGGATTGCGAATGTCAATGTTGAAACGCTTGCGGTTATAACGCAAAGCATGGAAGACGATATTAAACCTCATATCGACAAATACGGGTTTGCCATAAGTCAGACGCTTTTAAATAATGGATGTTCAGGAGAACTGAACCATCTAATATCAATCGCTTCTACTATTGATATGTTATGCCAAACATCCAAGATTACAATACGTGATTTTTACATATCAATGCGAAAATTGGTCCCAATAGCTGTGAATCCTTTGGCTTGGCTGTCTATTGACAAAGCCATGTTTTACGCAAGAATGATAACGGATAATCTAACCCCAAAGGATGTAAGCATTAATTTGAACGATATACCTGCTATATCTACGGCATTTCAAGCTATTGCCAATAAAATGTTAAGTCCGGATGTGTTTGAAAAGGCGTTTAATGAATGCCTAACAAGATAGTGAAATGAAAAAGTTATTATACATAGACCTTTTTTGCGGTGCCGGTGGAACTTCTACCGGCGTGAACACAGCGCGTCTTCATGGCGAACAGTGCGCAGAAGTCATTGCGTGTGTCAATCACGATGCGAATGCCATTGCGTCACACGCTGCAAATCATCCGGACGCGCTTCACTTCACAGAAGACATCAGAACGCTTGAACTGTCACCACTTGTGCATCATCTTCAGAAGTGTCGCACGAAGAACCCTGACGCACTTGTTGTGCTATGGGCATCGCTTGAATGTACGAACTTCAGCCGTGCAAAAGGCGGTCAGCCACGTGACGCAGACAGCCGGACACTTGCAGAACATCTTTTCAGATACATCGAAGCAATAGACCCCGATTATATTCAAATCGAGAATGTCGAAGAATTTATGTCGTGGGGTGAACTTGATGAAAACGGAAAGCCGGTGTCAAAAGACCGTGGCAAGTCATATATCAAGTGGGTGAACAACGTGAAGAAATACGGCTACAACTTCACGCATCGCATACTGAACGCAGCAGACTTCGGCGCATACACATCGCGCAGACCATTCTTCGGCATCTTTGCGAAGAATGGTCTGCCGGTTGTGTTCCCGAAACAGACACATTGCAAGACAGGTGCAGCAAGTTTGTTCGGCACAATGCCGAAGTGGAAGCCAGTGCGTGAAGTTCTTGACTTTGAAGATGAAGGCAAATCAATCTTCAACCGAAAGAAACCGCTTGCAGAAAAAACGCTTGAACGCATATATGCCGGACTGATTAAGTTTGTCGCAGGTGGCAAAGATGCCTTTATGGTGAAATACAATTCGATGAACCAACGCGGAAAGTATGTGCCGCCGTCACTTGATGAACCCTGCCCCACTATCGCGACACAACAGCGTCTTGCACTTGCATCAGTGTCTTTTCTGTCAAAGCAATTCAGCGGTCAACCTGACAGCAAGAACGTGTCTGTCGAAGAACCGGCAGGAACAATAACGACTATTGACCACCACGCATTTGTGAAAGCGCAATTTATTGTAAACTATCGCTTCAATAATACAGGTCATTCTATTGAAGACCCAGCACAAACGATATGCACGGTAGGTCAAATTGGTGTTGCATCTTGCAGTTTCATCGCAAATGAGTATTCGGGCGGTGGTCAGCTTTCAAGCATCGAACAGCCCAACCCGGCTGTGCTGACGAACCCGAAGCAGAAACTTGTCACCGTGAAGCAGCACTACTTGATGAACCCACAATTTGCGTCAAATGGCGGTTCTGTCGATAAACCGTGTTTCACGCTCATCGCAAGAATGGATAAAATGCCGCCATATCTTGTCACGACTGAAACCGGCGAAGTCGCTATTGAAGTCTATGAAACAGACAGTCCTATGACTGTCAAAATCAAAGAATTTATGGCACTTTACAACATCATAGACATCACTATGCGTATGCTGAAGATTGATGAACTGAAGCTGATAATGGGTTTCCCGAAAGACTACGAACTTATTGGCACACAGGCAGACCAAAAGAAATTCATCGGCAACGCAGTTGAAGTGACTATTGCCAGGAAGTGGTGCGAAGCACTATGTGAAGAAATATACAATCGTAAAATCAAACAATTAGCATAATTATGAACCGGAAAATCAAATTCAGAGGGCGTATAACTAAATCAACCGAATGGGTTTATGGGTCTCTTATTGTTTATCCTGATGGGGAATACAACATACTTTCTCAACGAAAAGAAAATTCATCTAAGATGGATGATTGGTGCGTTGATAAACAAACCGTTGGCCAGTTCACGGGCTTGTATGACAAAAATGGACAAGAAGTATATGAGGGGGATATTGTTAAAAGAAAAATTATAAAAAGTGATTTCTATCCTGAACAATATATGCCTCACATAAAGGAACAACATGAGACAAAAAGATGGGTTGAATCTCAAACGGGAGTTATAAAAATGTGTCCAGAAATACGCTTTGGGGAGGAGTTTATAACTCGGATGCCTAAGCAAAAAGATATAGATAATGGTATTATTGATAATTTTGATTATGAAGTCGTTGGTAACATATACGACAACCCAGAACTACTGAAAGGAGGCACGAAATGATTAAGGCTTTAATATGGGCGATAATATCGCTTTTGATGCTATTTGTCATGACATCTGGAATATCTATTCAGCTCAAACCATTTCGTATAGACATTACTTATCCATATTTCGGATTAGGAATTGTATTGACCGCCATAGGGCTTACCCTGTGTATCGGATCAGCGTACTACTATGGAATCTCAAATAACCAATACAAAGATGGCTATAAGAAAGGATTTCATGCCGGCGTTGAATATGTTATAGAATTTGCAAAACAAAAAAAGAATGAAGAATGAGCATAAATAAAGTAATCCTTCTCGGTTATACCGGCAAGGATCCTGAAGTGAAAGATGTTGCCGGGACAAAGGTCGCCAATCTATCGCTTGCTACCACGGAGAAGGGCTATACCCTTCAAAACGGGATCCAGGTTCCAGACCGCACGGAATGGCATAGTCTTATCTTTTGGAAAGGTCTGGCCGAGGTCGTAGAAAAGTATGTCAGGAAGGGTTCTCAAATCTATATCGAGGGCAAGATCAAGACCCGGCAGTATGAGGATAGAACGGGATCAAAGCGGTATGTGACAGAAATATTTGTTGATAAGCTGGAGTTATTGGGAAGTAGACTTGCCCAGCAAGAAGCCAGTCCACAATCGAAACTCTATCAGCCTGAACAATCAAGAGAAGATCTTCCATTCTAAAAAATACAAGAGGCAACGCCCCGAACCACCAGTAACGTTACCTCCCCACACGATTATTTAGTACAAATATACTATTTACTTCTAAATAATTGTGCCATGTTTTCAGAAATTGCGGAAATAAAATCAATTAGAGAGCAGAAATCAAAGTTATCGGAAAGGGAAAAAGAGCTGACAGAACCTATATTGACGGACCTTGATATGATAGGAATGTTATATCGGTGGTTCCAAGAGATTATTTCTCAAAAGGAGATATTTAGGTCAGGGAATGTTACCCAACGAAAGAAATTCATTTTTATCATCTTGTTTTTGTATTCTCCGAGTACCCTTGCCGGAGGAAAGATGAAAAATGGCCTTCGAGATAAGCTGGCGGAGGTTTTAGGTGTAAATGCCCAGACAACCATATCCAATAACCGTAATAACTTGGTTTTCTCTTACCAGCTGTACAAGTATTTCCGGCAAGATGTGGATTGGATATATGGGGAGATGATGGAAAGGATAAAGCCGGAGAAGTAGGTCGGCTTCGTTAATTGTTAAAAGCAACAAATATGTTACTGTTTTCTTTGTGGTTACTTTTGTGGTTGTAACAAAAACGTTATATTTGTGGCGTCAATTAAAAAGTTCTTTGATTTTATGAAGTATTCAGAGTTTTACAAATTGATTGAATCAGCAGGCTGGACAATCAAAAAGGGGACGAACCATTACAAATATGTTCATCCCGACTTTGACTACTTTATCCCTGTCGGTAGGCATCCGGCAAAAGAGATTCCAAACGGTACTCTTGATAGTATGATGAAAAAGGCGGGGTTAAAGAAGTAAAAGGACTGCACCCACTTCGGTGGGTGCTTTAATTGACGAAATTAAAAATGGCACGATTATGAAGAAGATTAAGGCGATTATCGAAAAGGCGAATGATGGAGGTATTTCTATTTATTCGGAAGACGTGAACGGCGCGTATGGTTTCGGTCTTACGGAGCAGGAAGCCAAAGATGATTTCCTGTCTGTACTGGAAGAACAGGCTGAATATTACAAAGAGAAACATGGTGAGTTTCCTGTGTGGTATAAGTCTGGCTATTCTGTTTCGTATATTTATGATTTGAGTGGATTCTTCGAGGCATTCCCTTTCATTAATGCCAGCAAGTTCGCAAAGGAAATTGGATTGAACGAGTCTGTTATGCGAAAATACAAAGGAAAGATCGTTACAGCTTCCGAAAAGCAAAAGGCTATAATCCAAGAGGGGTATAATAATATCCTCAAAAGAATGGAAGCTGTCAGATTCTGATATTCCAGCCGGGAGGCTCCAATATAAAATCAAAGATTAATTGACAAGAGAGGGCGCATCGTTTGGGTGCGCCTTTATTGCTTTTAATGAGGTTATCAATGAGTAAGCCAGTTTAGTGCTCCAGCTCTATTTACCATTTGGGAAATTTCTTCTGTAAAATCTTATCAGAGTATTTATATACTTCATTTGCAATTCTATAATACTCAGGTTCTTCAATCCTTCGATTACATTCACTGTCTTTCTTAAGATTATCGAAGTCTTTATGCAATTCTATAATCTTTTTTGCATTTTTATCCGTCTTGTATCTTTCCTCAAATTGTACAAGATATTCGATAAGATTAGATATGTCTTTAAAAGCAGAACCACAACCATGTAATGAATAGTCTATATCTTCTTTTTTTAGAGCGTATTGTGCTTTTATTAGAAGTCTAAATAACTGCTTGTCTATATTGTTTGCAATATCAGACTTCATTTTAGCTTTTTCTTTTCTATAACTCCAGTGAGTATCTGCAATATTTTCTATAGTCCTTTTTAAATATGGGGAAACAAAGACTCCGAAAACAAAGCTAATTATTATATATATTATTTCTAATGTTTCCATATTACTCTTTATTTATAGTATTCTTTCCCTCGTATATTTTTATGTTCTGGCATACGTGGTTCTCCATCGAAATGTATTTTACCTCCGCAGTGAGGGCAGGTGATAGTATTGGCATCATCTTTCACTTCTTCCGGTGATGCAAAGAGTTGCCACATAGGAACGTCCAAAGCTTCTGCTACTTTTTCAAGCGTTGGGTAGGATGGGCTTTTTAATATGGCGTATAAGTTCTGCCTTGTAGTATTCATTTTTTCGGCAAAAGATGTCATATTATACCCTTTTTCTTTAATAAGTAATTCTATCCTATTCATGCTATTATGTTTTTTTGCAAAGATACGTTTATTATAATAGTGTCAAATATATCATTTACAAAATAAAGTTAAAAGAAAGAATATTATTTCTTATTTTGTTTGCAGTGTCAAATATATCATTTACATTTGCATCATCAAACAAGAAGTAATAACAATTAAAAGATATATGATTATGGCAACATCAGTAATTAAACAGAGAACAATAGAAAAGTTCATCATGTCAGAGTTTGCGCAGGGCAATCTGAATACACAAGAGCAAGTAGCCTGTATGCTTATCTTGGTTCAGAAGAAGTTGAATATGTCAGTAGAACAGGCTGGTGACTTTCTGAGAAACGCAATAGGCATAAATAAAAATCTCAAAATAGAAAAGTTATAAGTTTAACCAGCAGGGCGAAAGCCCTGCGCAATAATATAAGATATGTTAGCAACAGACAAGCAGATTAAATATCTTACAGATTTGACGAATAAGGTAAATCGTATTATTGATTTATGGCCTGAATGTGGCGTTGAGAAGTTTTATATAGATTGGCGGCATGAGAGAAGCAGAGGTATGAATATCAATGATGCAAGCATAAAAATAAGTGCATTTAAAAGCCTGATACGTGGCATCAACATGAAGAGAGTCCTTTTCAATTTACCACAATTCTAAGTTTAATCTGGGTAGCCTTCGGGCTACCACAATACACACGATTATGAGACGATCCCATAAAGCAGATTTTGAAAATATGGTTAATGCAAAACATCTGAAAATCTATGATAACCTTTCAGATGTTTTGCCTAATACAGATAAAGAGCTTGTAAAAGGACAGGTAGTTGATATTGTTAATGGCTATGGCTGTATAGTTGGTCCGTTCGAAATATTAGGATTCTGTGATCCTTGTGCATCTGGTAGATGTGTTTACTTAGATTGGGATTGCTATTGGTTCGCTAAGAGACCTATTGATATAATTACTTAAAAATGAATGATTATGGATATACAAGAAATTAAAAGAAGATTTGACCTTCTTAAAATGGCAAACAATGAACGCTACTGCCTATTGTCAGAACTTGCCAAAGAACTGAAAGTAAGAAAAACGGATTTGATGCAGTTTGTGATTGATAATCCTAAATTATTTAGAAAAGGCAGCGTAGAGAAAAAAGGCAAAAATATGGGTGCGTGCCTCTTCGATGTTTATCTTTTACCCGGAGACAATCCTGAAACAGAAGAATGGCTACAAAAGCAGATTGTCGAAAAGGCAAAATATATCTATATCTCTGAATTTGATAATTACGGGTGTATAGAAGGATATTTTGTAGTCATTGACAAAGAGGACAGTTCTAATAAGAACAAAGAATGGCTTTGGCGAAATACAGAGCAAAAGGTGAAAGAAATTCAATCGCTTGGTGCCACGCATAAGGCTACATTTTATTTTGGTGGATATGGTGATTGTACTGAACACCCGGTTGAATATGCCATATCTTCTGACGGATTGCAGAAACTAAAACAAGCAGGGTGGACTTTCAACGAATTAAAACCATTATCAAGATGAACTCAATAAACAAAAACGGTTGCAGTGTATGCTAACCCGGTAAAGAGAATTATTGTACCTACAACACCAGGTTGAGAGGTAAGAGAGTGAGAATGTACCAATATGACTATCGTACAGAAGATGGTGAGTTGTTTTCTTGTTGTGCGCCTACTTTAGAGGCGTGCAGAGAAAAACGGGATAAATGGCTTAGTTTACGACAATAAGCCTATTGTCATAAATAACGGTTGAAGATATTTCGTTATCTTTGGTTGTGGTTGTACCTTAGTGGTACTATCTTTTATAGTACAAATTTTATAACGATATAGTGATATGAAGATTGATTATAATGGTCAAGAGATAGAAGCGTATTCGCTCATAATGACAAAAGAAAACGCTTTAGATATTTTGAATGGCAAAAAGAGCATAGAAACACGTATGCTTAGCGTCAAATATGAGAAGATGTTCACAGACTTTGCTCAAGTTGACGAAAATGAGAAATTGAGAAAAGCTGGACGCGAGCAAGAATGTCAACCTATTTTAAGGACTGATATAGAAGCTATTCATTTTTATAGTACTGGTGCACCATGGACACTTGATGTCGCCATTGATGAAATTGGTATAGGTGAAATAACAGAAGAAGGGATAAAGTTCATGCACGACGAATTTGATTTTCACGATTTCGACAAACAATTAGAAGCGTTTAAAAAGAATCCGCCTAAAGAGTTGCCGTTATTCTATTATTTGCATATTTGTGAAATCATAAGCCATTCAGGTTTGAAATAATATAAGCCACTTGGGTGGCTTTGCTTATTTAGTAAAAGGATTGTTTAATTTAAAATTAAAGATTATGCCAGAAACGTATGCAACAGATGCAAGTGGTCGAAAGTATCGTACCCGAAAAGATTATGAATCCGGACGATTTCAATCTATGGGTAGAAATGCAGCCCAAAGAGCGAGAATTAATCGTAAGGTAGGTGGTAGGATTGCTTGATGATGAAAAAGGCAATAGATATAATAAAAACTATCGCCGAAAGGACTGACAGGGTTATATTGTTTCACTCGGCATCGGGTAAAGACAGCATAGCCCTTTTAGACCTTATTTCACCATACTTTAAAGAAATTGTATGCGTTTATATGTACGTTGTTAAAGACTTATCTCATATTAACCGTTATATAAATTATGCTTGTAATAAATATCCAAATGTTAAGTATGTGCAGATTCCTCATTTTGCAGTTTATTCCTATAGACGCATTGGGTATATGGGATGCGAGAAAAATGAGAAACAGAAACTTTACAGCATGGCTCAGCTTACAGATATAGTAAGGGAGAAATACAATATTGAGTGGGCTTTCTTCGGCTTTAAGCAGTCCGATTCAATGAACAGGCGTTTGATGCTACGTACATACGACATGAACGGAATTAATGAAGCGCAAAAGAAGTGTTATCCATTGTCTGAATACAAAAATAAAGACGTCATGGATTATATTAGCAGGGCTGGTTTAATCAAACCGGAATCATACGATTCCAAGCATCAATCATCCGGAACGGACATAACGGATATTAACTACCTTCTTTTTCTTCGTAATAGATTTCCGGGTGATTTGCAGAAAGTTATAAATGAATACCCTTTGGTGGAACGAAAACTATTTGAATACGATTATGAAAGAACTAAAGCAAAGTGAGACAAGGGTTATAAAACGTTCCCAAATAAACCTTAATCCGATTAACCCTAAAAGACATTCGGATGAAAAGGTGAAGCTGCAAAAGAAGAACTTGCAAAAAGTGGGTTTCCTCGGCGGTATCGTATGGAATGAGAAATCGGGAAATCTTATAGACGGGCATCGCAGGATAAAAGCAATGGATTTGCATTATAAATACGATGGTACTCCAAGCACTGATTATGACGTAAAGGTAGAGGTTGTGAATTTAGATGATAAAACTGAGAAGGAACAGCTTACATATATGGCGGTAGGAAACACGAAACCGGATATAGACCTTATAGCTGGTTATATCTCTGATATAGATTATACGGATGTGGGATTGGATATTGGGGAGCTCAACGATATTCTTTCTATAAATACAGCTATTCCTTCTTTCTCAGATTCTTTGGATGATCTATTATCTCCTGTATCATCGTTCGATGAAATAGAAAATCCTGTAATGGATGAAAAGACATACGAAGCTAAAAAAGAACACATGAAATTCATCAAACAGCAGGTAAAAGAATCCGCAATAGAAAGACAACAGAACGAAGAAGCTTTTATAACATTATCTTTTTCTTCCTATGAAGCTAAAGATAACTTTTGTGACTTACTTGGCATTAGCACAGATGATAAGTTTGTCAAAGGAGAGGAAGTGTTGAAATTGATTAAGTGACGAAAGTAACAAATACGCGCGCCCGTACGTAAGGATATGTCAAAGAAACCTAATATAGATGATTTTAGGAAGATTCTCCGCAAATCTGGTGGAAATCTAACCAAGGTTGCGGCTACGTTTAAAGTAGCTCGGAAAACAATATACCAATGGGCGAAAGAGGATGTTGAGTTTAAAGATGCCATATCAGATGAGCGTGGAGCTTTGGTTGATGAATGTTTGGTTTCTGCCCGTGTTCTTGCATTGGGTATTCCTGAAAAGGATGAGAGTGGAAATTTTGTGGGCTGGCGCGAACGTCCAGACGGCTATATGATTCGTTATTTGCTTTCTACATTAGGAAAGAGCGAAGGTTTTGGGGAAGAATCAGAAGATGCCGATATTCCAACAGATATTGACCACGGTATTTCTATTGATTCATGGATTAAAGACAAATTGAAATGATAGTACCTCAAGAAATTTACCATCCATTATACGAGGATAAGGAAAAGTTTATAATTCTTATCACCGGAGGTCGTGGTTCGGGAAAGTCTTTCAATGCTTCTACCTTCATTGAACGGTTGACTTTTGAAATGACTCCCGTAGAGAAGATAGTTCATCAGATTCTCTACACCCGTTACACTATGGTTTCTGCCGGCATGTCTATCATCCCCGAAATGATGGAGAAGATAGACTTGGACGGAACTACCAAATATTTCAAGACCACAAAGACGGACATTGTAAACCGCATGACAGGCAGTCGCATCATGTTCCGAGGTATCAAGACTTCCTCCGGGAATCAGACAGCCAAATTAAAATCCATTCAGGGCATTACAACCTTTGTCTGTGATGAAGCGGAAGAGTGGACCAGTGAGGAAGAGTTCGACAAAATTATGCTCTCCATCCGTAAGAAGGGAATCCAAAACCGGATTATAATCATTATGAATCCCTGTGATTCCAATCACTTCATCTATAAAAAATACATCGAAAATACTCATAGGCTGGTAGAGATCGACGGAGTGCAGGTACAGGTTTCCACCCATCCGAATGTCCTTCATATTCATACAACCTACTTCGATAATATCGAGAACCTTTCTCCTGAGTTCTTGAGAGAGGTTGAAGAAATGAAAGAGAAGAATCCGGAGAAATATGCTCATGTGGTTATTGGGCGCTGGGCTGATGTAGCCGAAGGTGCGGTGTTTAAAAAGTGGGGTATTGTGGATGAGTTCCCGATGTGGTGTAAGAAAGTGGCTATCGGATTGGATTTTGGTTATACCAATGACCCTACAGCAGTTATCCGATGTGGAATCATAGACAATGCGCTATATTTGGATGAAGTGGATTATAGAACTGGATTACTTTCTGGAGATATTATAAAAACCTTGCGTCCTTGGGGTTTGAAAGTGATAGCCGATAGTGCCGACCCACGACTTATTCAGGAAATCCACAACGGAGGTATTAAGATTTACCCGGTAGAAAAGGGACAAGGTTCTGTCAATGCCGGTATAGACAAGGTGCAGGGTATGGAAATTTACATTACCAAGCGTTCTTATAACCTTCAAAGGGAGTACAGAAATTATGTTTGGGCAAAAGATAAGGACGGGAACTATATCAACGAGCCGGAAGACCACGACAATCACGGAATAGACGCTGCTCGCTATTATGTACTGGGTGAACTACTTGGCAAGATTCAGAAGCCGAAAGATTTAACAGGAATATTTACTCACTAAAATTATAGATTATGCCATTAACACTCGAAGAAATATTAGCATTGCCTGACATCGGGCAGAAGATAAACTACCTGAAGAAAGGTAGAAAAACCGAACTTCCAGACCGTTGTAAACTTTGGGACGACTGGAATCCCGAACGCCATGAAATCATGGTTGACAAAGAGAAGTACCCGGATAGAAAAGTTCTTGAAAAGGAAGCGGAAAAAGTTTTTGATGAAAAGACTGGTAAGACCTATGAAATCGAAGCACAATATAAGACTGAACCGGTAAACCGTATTTCTACCCCTTTGGAGCAAGATATTGTCAACATTCAAACAGCTTTTACGGTCGGCACAGAACCGTCTATGGATTGCACTCCGACTGATGATGATGAAAAGAAGCTGCTGGATGCGGTAAAGGCTGTATTCAAGTCCAACAAAATCAAATATCAGAACAAGAAGATTGTCCGTGCCTGGTTATCCGAACAGGAAGTTGCCGAGTATTGGTATGTCACTGATGATGATTCGTTCTGGGCGAAGTTCTGGAAGAAAGTAAAGACTACTTTCGGGGGCAAGGTTAAGCCTACCAAGAAGTTGAAAAGTGTATTGTGGTCACCATTCAGAGGTGATAAACTTTATCCGTTCTTCAATGATGAAGGTGATTTGGTTGCTTTCTCTCGTGAGTACAAGAAAAAACTCATGGATGACTCGGAAATTACCTGCTTTATGACTATCACAGACAGAATGGTCTATCAATGGGATCTGTCTAAGGGTTACGAGGAAAGAACTTCTTTCGTCCATGGATTCTCGAAACTGCCGGTTATCTACGCTTATCGTCCCGAACCTTATTGCAAAAAGATAAAGACTTTTCGGGTCCGGTTGGAGAAATTATTATCCAATTATGCTGATTGTATAGACTACCATTTCTTTCCGCTGTTGAAGCTAATTGGTGATGTAGAGGGTTTCATGGGTAAGGTTAAGGACAGAATGGTCAAACTTACAGGTGAGGGTGCGGATGCCCAGTATCTGACGTGGAACCAAGCAAATGACACCGTAAAATTTGAGGTAGAAACCCTCTTTGAGAAAGCATATTCTATGACGAATACACCGCAAATCAGTTTTGAAAAGTTGAGCGGTGCTGGAAATGCTTTGTCGGGAGTGGCTTTCGATTACGTGTTTCTTTCGACACATTTGCAAGTTCAAAATCATGCCGAGGTGATAGGTGAGTTCTTGCAAAGGCGTGTGAACTTCATAGTCTCTGCTTTAGGTTCTATAAATCCATCTGAATTTAACAAAGCATCTGAAACGATAGATATTAGTACAGAAGTTGTTCCGTATCGCCTTGACAATTTAGAAGATAAAGTCAATGTAGCTGTAAAAGCTGTGTCGGGTGGTGTATGGTCACAACGACATGGGGTAATGTTCGCTGGAAATATTGACCGCATCGAAGAAGAAATTGCAGAGATAAAAGAAGAACAAGCAGCAAAGAATGAGCAAATCGGAAATAAAGAACAGAAAAATGCTTCTTAGTCAGAAAAATTACGAGGTTTATAATTTTAGTATAAGAAAAATAGAATGGTTAGCGGTAATTCTTCGGAGTTACCGCTATTTTTATATTCATAGTAAAATAACGAATAAATGCTTTGATAATATTCGTATTATTACTATATTTGCATGGTAATTAAGTCCAAAGCGTTATGAGTTACAAATCAGTTAAAGACGTTGTAACTATGTTGCAAGAAAACGGTTTTGTTCTAAAGAGTCAGAAAGGTAGTCACATGAAGTTTGAGAAAGACGGCAAAGTGGTTATTGTACCGAATCATAACAGCAAAGGCGTTGAGAAAGGCACTTATTACAGCATTTTGAGACAAGCGGGGCTAAAGTAGCCCCCTTGTTCTCTTAATTAAAAAAGGAGGTAATATGAAAACAGTAGAAGTTATTGTAGAACACGCAGGAAAGAACTTAAGTGCTTATATTGAAGATGCTCCTGTCATTACAGTCGGTAACGACATGAAGGAGTTGGAAGATAACATGAAGGAGGCTATCGAATTGTATTTGGAAGATAACTCTAATCCTTGTGAGGTGCTTTCTGGAGAATTTGAGTTAAAGTTTAAGATTGATGCTGCTACTTTTATCAACTATTACAGTAATATCTTTACTAAGGCTGCATTGAGCCGTATTACAGGAATCAATGAACGCCAGTTGTGGCATTATGCTGCCGGAGTTCACAAACCTCGCAGGCAGCAGTTAGAGAAAATTCAGAGGGGTATTCAATCATTGACAAAGGAGTTATCGGCTATAAATTTGTTATAGTATGGTGGATGTTAGAGAATTGAAAATTGGTAATTATGTCTATTTACAAAATAGCAAAACTCCATATAAGATAACAGAAATAGGATATAGTGAGATTGAATATCCAAAATATGAAGCGAGTGGAATATCATCAGAAGCGGTATTTCGTACCTATGTAGAGAACCTTAATCCCATTCCTCTTACAGAAGAACTGTTGTTGAAGTGTGGATTTGAAAAGCATAAATGGGGAGTTGTCACTTATTATAGTCCCTTGTTTGAGTTGGACGCAGATTTCCATTTGAAGGGAGTCGATTACAATATACAAGTGAAATCCCTCCATCAACTTCAAAACCTGTATTTTGATTTGACAGGTCAAAAATTAGAAGTAAAACTTTAGGCATACTATCTTACTATATTTTAGGCGTGATTCATTCGGTTTCACGCCTTTTTTTGTCATATTTATGACAATAGTCTGATTGTCGTATATAACTATCCTGATTATTTCTCATTCTCTTTATTAAGATCGAATTTTACCGTAGAAATTTATAAATCAAATTCATACGGTATGACAATCTTAGAACAAATCTTAGCAGGACTACAACAGAAATTCACAGGGGTGGACACTGCTATCTTAACCCGAATTGCCACCAAAAAGGCAGAGGGTGTGACGGACGAGACAAAGGTAAACTCCATCGTTGAGGGTATCAGTTTTTCGGACGTGTTAAATTCCTATGGCGATTTCCGTGCCGGGGATGCTTCCAAGACCGCAGTTTCCAACTACGAGAAGAAACATAACCTTAAAGACGGTAAGCCAATCGAGACTACCACAACCACTAAAACGGAAGAGAATAAAGACGATGTGCCTGCATGGGCGCAAGCTTTAATTGATTCCAACAAGAGCCTTTCTGATAAGCTAACACAGTTTGAAACGGAGAAGGCTCAAGCAACACGTAGCCAGCAGATTTTGGCAAAGGCAAAGGAGTATGGTATTCCCGAAAACTACGCCAAACGATGCGCCATCAAGGACGATGAGGACTTGGACGCATACTTCAAGGATTTGAAGCAGGAGTTCGCAAATGACGGCTTCAAAGGCGTAACCCCTCCCGAATCAGCGGAAGCGAAGATTGAGAAAGAATCTGAATCTATCGCTAAGATGATTGATGAGGGGACGAAAACTATTGTTGAACAAAACAAGAATTAATTATGTCAGCAGGATTTAAGTATGACTTGGTTCCGCCCGTTGAGCAAGAGGAACGCTACGATGTCCAGACCGGCATTCGTAGACGTGGTCCGTTCAAACTTGATACGCAGAACCTGGTAGTGGGAAGTTTTCTTCCCGGATTTACACCGATTTGTGCGGACTTGAAAAACAAGTTCGCTTATGCGGTAATCAATGTGAGAGTTGTGGAAGCCTATACCACTGGTGGAGAGGCTTTGTCTATCAAAGTAGCCAAGAACTCTTTGGCTTATGTGGGTATGTTTGTCGGAAGCGGCAAGAAAGGCGCAGAAGTAACGGCAATTGATAAATCTAATGCCGGTTATGATGTATTGACTATTAAGGCTGCTTTTGGTGAGAATATCGCCAAAGATGCCGTATTATTCAATGCGGTTGCAGTTGATGGTTTAAAACAAAAGCATGTAGCTAATTCGGCTCTGTTTAACCGTACAAAGGTTGAGGACGGAATCACATTGGTTTCATTGCTTCGTACAGCCGCAGAAATTGAACCCTCAAAATTGGTTATGCCGTTCTCCGAGAACGATAAAGCCAACATGAAGGGATGGTTTGAGTTTAACGAGTAAGGAGGTAGGACATGTTTTTAACGATTCAAACATTATTCGATGATGCGAACATTGTTTCCGCTATCATCAGACGTGTGAACCAGACACGCAAGGACACAATCTATTGGCAGCAGTATCTTACTTTCCGCAGAGTAACTACTCGTGTGTTCAAGGATTATATCGGTTCTGTAACCGGAGTTATGGCCGGCTCTATCAATTCACGTTTTGGAGAGAAACCCATCCGTGAACGTCGGAACATCGGTTCTGGATATGGTGAGATTGCCTATTTGGGTGATGCTTATCAGATGTCTATTGACCGTCTTTCCGAATTGCAGGATTTGATTGACAAGTTCAATGCAGCTAAGCCAGCCGACCAAAAGGCTGCAATGGAAGAAATTGTAAATTTCCTGGCAGACGACTACCGTCAGATTACCCTTGCCGCCCACAAGCGTATGGATATTATTGTCGGTGCGCTGTTGATGCTTGGTGAAGCCACCGTTTACAACAAGGATGCTGCAATCACTTCCGGTCAGACCAATAATAAACTGCTGGAGATTACCCTTCCGTTCAATTTTATCAAGCCGAAAAGTGGAGATGTGGTTGTGGACGGAAAGAATATGTTTATCTCTTATTTGAGAGAGAAACTTCATTCCTTGGCACCGGACTATGGCGTTTATGCCAAGATGGTTATGACTCGTGCATCTTTCAACAAGCTTATTCTTGGTTCATCTGAATTTGGTGAGCAGTACAAGATGATTCTCGGCAGCAACGAAATGAAGTTGAGTACGGGATTGGTTTCCTCTTCTTTGGCTTCCGAAGTGTTCACCGGCATCGGTCTACCTCGCATCGAAATCAAGGAGGACTACGTGAAAGACCAGACGGGAAAAAACGTGCAGATTTACGCGGATAACCGTATTACTCTGTTACCTTCTGACAACATTGGTTATATGCGCCATCATACCCCGTATGAAGCGACAGACCCGGTACAGGGACGTACTTATACCCCGTCAGAGGGGCAGATGCTTATCTCTAACTACCGTGACAAAAACGGTCGCTACATGGAATATACGGCAGAGTGGATTCCGCAGATTTCCAATCCAGATTTGATTACTAATTTCGATTTGAGCGAAATTGCATCCATCCAATCAGCATAAGGAGGTAGGATATGAAAGTAAAGGTTATATCAGTTTTCCGCGACAAGTTCACCGGAAAGTATTATACTCCCGGTGAAGTGATTGAAGTTGCTGAAGAATCTCGTGTGCTGGATATGGAAAGCCGCAGACTTGCTGAACGGATTGAGGCAAAACTTCCCGAAGTGAAAGCACCTGAAGAAAAGAAGGAGGTGAAAATCTCCCTCTTTGAGAAAGAGTTCGAGAAAAAGACTTTGGTTGATGCTTTGAAGTCCATCGGCGTACAGGCTTCCGGCAATATGAAAGAGGAAACTCTTTTGTCTAAGGTTTCAGAACTGGATGAAGAATCAACAGCCAAACTGAAAGAAGCATTAGGTATCGAGTAAAAGGATAGGGTAGTGCTTCTACCCTTCCATTGTCTAATTTTATAAATCAGAAAAGAAATGAAGAATTTTATTTTTGCCATGTGTGGTTTTTTGATGATGTCTTTGGTTTCGTTGAGCGTGCAGGCATCAAGTGTGGAATCTCCCAAGTGTGAATATATGAATCTATCCGTTGATGTTGATTTACCAGATATTCAGTTTATCACTTTGGAAACGGCTCCGGCTGATTGTGTTGTACTGACCATGACGCATCCCGTGTTTTTGGTTGCAAATAACCCGGCTATGATGTGTTCGATGAAAGAGGAAACGGCTATTCAAGGAAAACAAATTTCAGTCCCTAAATTACCGTTCCGATACGTGTTCAAGTCGAAATATTTGAACCATTATAGCTATACCGCATATAGCAAACTGATTACACCATATTAAGATGACGGTAAACGACTACATACAGCAGAAGTTCCAGACCTTCGGCATTAACTTGTCGGAGGCTGACCTTTTGGATATGTGTCTTACCTCGAAGATAAGCGGAGAGGATGAGATGAATGAGGATTGCTACGATCGTGTCTCTGTGGCGATGGCGAAGTTCATCCCCTCTCTTTTACTTCGGCCCACATCTATTGGGGAAAGTGGTTTCTCAATGTCTTGGGACATTAAAGGGATTAAGGACTACTATTCTTTCTTGTGCAAGAAGTACGGACTGAAAGACGAACTCAATACCGATAAACCCAAAGTCAAGTTCTTATGATATTCGCTCCACATAGATTAATGGTCAAGGTCGTGTCCGGTCCGTCATTTGACGAGGATATGAACCCGCTCCCCCCGAAAGAGGATTGGAAAGACTTTGGTTCCTGCCGGTGTGATGATAATGGCGTGATGAAGCAAATCTCCGTAAACGGGGTAATGTACGACTATAATTATCATGTTGTCTATGAGGGTGGGATACTAAATGCTGGTACCGAGGTGAGAATCCTGGACGGGGAAAGTGTGAGAGCTGAAGGAAAGGTCATCAAGTCCGGTAAGTCTAACTATTTCAAGTATGCGGAAATATGGCTGTAGATTTTGACTTCTCAGATGTTGATGCGGCCTTTGATGAGTTCTATGAAGAGGCCAAAGAAGCGATGATTGAGGTAGGAGAGGATGCTGTTCAGTACGCTAAGGATAATGGGGATTATCAGGATCACACCGGTACACTTCGAAAATCTAATGAATACGAGGTTGACGAAACAGGACTGACGCTGAAGAATGAGACAGAATACGCATCTTATGTGGAAGCAAAAGGATTTGAAGTATTGAGTGGTGCCGCCTTGGAAGCGGAGAAACGATTAAAAGAAAAGTTTGAATGATAGTAACAGGCGACATAGAAACTATTTTGGTTCGGGACTTGAAGCCGTTTGGTATCCCTACTTACAAGAAGGACGCAATACCGGAAGGGGAAGTTACCGAAGAAAGGATAACCGTTATCCCGAAAGAACCCAAACCGGGAACTTATTGGATTAAAGGTTTCGTTGAAGTTAATTTCTGTGTACCTGATATTAATGGAATGGCAAACAAAAGTAGATTAACCGAATTAGAGCGGCAAGCGTCTGGTTTACGTTCTGTTTCCTCTTTTGACGGTTCTACCTATCGTTACAAAGTCTATTCTACCCATCAAGAAAGAGATGTACCGCTAAAGTGTCATTTTGTGAATGTGAAAATAATGTTTGAAATTTTAAATGTGAGATAATTATGGCAGAGAATAAAAAAATTGTGGTGGTAAACCTTCAGAAGCTGGAGGTTGCGCCGATCGGGGCTGGTGGTGCCGAAGGTTCTGTTTTTGAAGAAGTCCCGGTAGTTCATGAGGACACCTTCACTTATGAGGATGAAGATCCGGAGGTTAAGGATTACAAAGATGTAGCTGGAAATACCTATTATTCCTCTAAAAAGCCGGGTGCGGTTAAGATCAATGCTTCTATTGGTATGTATGATCTTGAGACTAAGGCTAAATTCCAAGGTGGTAAGTTTACGGCGGGGTCAGAGAGTAAGCCGGGCACATGGGAGCGTGCCGACCATGTAGAGAGTAAAGAGTTTACCGTCCGTGCCACAACTGAAGATGGTGTGAAAATTATTTTTCCTCGTGCCGGTGTTTCTGCTTCTGGTAAAGCGAATGAAAAAGCAATTGGCTTAGCCCTTGTTTTTACGGCGTTGAAACCAACCAAAGCCGGCGTTCCTATTGAACGCTGGGAAGACGGGGAGGATACAACTTTGGGTGGATAAGTTAATGACGAGGGTGAGCAATCACCCTCTAATATTTAAACTATGAGTGAGGTTTCAAAAAACATATCAGAGTTACTTTCCGGTACTTATGGAAAAGCTATTGTTGTAGGGGGAACAGTATATGTAATCAAAGCTCCTTCTATCAAAGTGATAATGCGAGCTACCCAATATTTAAGTAAGGTCGATTTACCGGAAAATGGCACTGTGCGGGAATTAATAAAGATAGTTTCCGTAAATTTGGATAATATTATCAAGGGGCTTTCTTTTTTGGTCGCTGGTGATGTCCCGAATTATCAAAAAAGAGCTGAAAGCCTCGAACGGCAGATGCTTTCAGGTTCTAAAGAAGAACTATTGCAAGCATATTTTGTAGCTTTTGAGTTAATAACCGGACGTGATTTTTTCGTAGTCTGCCAGTTAGCGATGGAGCTGGCGAATCTGACAGTAAAACCCAAGTGGTAGGTGGGAATACCATCGTAGGAAGTGTTACCTTATTCATGGAAAATTTGCACCTTTCTTACAGGGAGGTGTATGAGGATCTTCCTTATCTTCTCTTGCTTTTGATGAGTGCTGATAAACCGAGGACTGTCTATGAGGACAAAGAGAAAGCTGAAGTAAAAATGATGTCGGGAAAGGAGCTTATGAGACAAAAAAGAGGAGCATGACTCTATATTCACGACAATCTTTTCATTGTCATGTATCTATTCCCATAAAATTCTACTACTTCATTTGTCTAATGTACTTTTATTCAAAACATTGATGTATGCCCAAATTAGCGTTCCACATAGAAGCAGACTATCAAAAAGTCATTAAGTTACGGGAAGAGATAGATAAGCTGAAATCTACTATTTCCGGGATGGATGGTAATGCATCTCCGGCTACTTTCCGTGCGATGGAGGTCCAATTAGCTAAAAACACGAAAGAATTGGATTCTCTTGTCGCTTCAGCTGTACGTGCTGGTAATGAGATAAATCAAGG